GTGCCGGAGGGGGGTACGCCCCGGCTGAGATTTTGCGCGCCGGGTAGGTCGTTCGTCTAGTTCGAGTTCGCGATCGCGCTCTCGATCGCGCTACGAGCGGCCTCGCGAAGACGATCGACGAAGTCCTAAGCGCGAATGGCAGCGATGGTCTTCGCAATCGCATAGCCAACGTTTATTCGAGGGATGGTCGGGCCCCCCTAGGGATACGGGTATACGGTGATCGCGTTGGAGCTGGCGCGTACAGCCGCACGCCTCGCACCGCGCGCCTGGTAGCGCGCTAGCCCGCTCCCCCCTGTGCACCCTCCCGACCCCCCTCGCCGAGGCCGATAGCCGATGTGCCTCGCAGCGGCCTCGCTCTACCGCCTGGTTCGGGCACGCTGGTTCGAGGCACGCCCTCGGCGCGGACCTAGGCAAGGGATCGACGTCGGATCGAAGGGAGACGCCCGAGCCTCGACCCTCGACCCGACCAGGCCAGCCTACGCCTAGGGTGTGAACTAGCCGACACCGTACCTCCGTACCCTTTACAGCCTACCTCGCGCACCCTAGGGTAGAACGCGTCCCGATCGGACGGGACGCCTAACGAAGGAAGGAACCTCGAATGACCCTCCGAGAGCGACTCGGACTCCCTACGCCTCCTCGACCGCGCGCCGACCCCCCGCGCGACGAGTCGACCGAGGCTTTCGTCCCACGCTGGCGCCGCTACCAGGAGGAGAAGCGGCGCGAGGCCGGTATTCCGGCCGGACGGCTGGTCGCGACGAAGGAGATCGTCTAGGCTAGTTCCGCTCTAAGCATGGGCAGCCCGAAGGCCGGTTCCGTTCCCCCCACGGAGCCGGCCTTCGGGTGTCTAGACGACGTTTCGGAGAACGCGCGCCGACGCGGTCCGATAGAGATAGCTCGCGCGCTCGAAGCGGATCCGAGCCGCTTCGTACTCGTCAGCGGCGAGAACGTAGGCCGGGAGGAGCTCCGCGACCTCCGGGTCGCGTTCGAGCGCTTCGTCTCGACGACGTTCGAGGTCGAGCATCGCTTCGAGGTCGCTCGGAGCGATATCGCCGAGGTTCACGGCTTCGGATCCTCCGGATCTCGCGCCGAGAGGACCAGGCGCCGGACCGACTCGGGATCCGCGAAGTCGATTACCGGCTCCCACTCGCATCGAGCGCAGCGGACCGAGCGGAGGTAGCGAAGCGAGCCGGCCTCGCCTTCGACCTTTAGCGCTGGCGTCCAGTACTCCCGGACGAGGTCGTGCGTAACCGCTTCGCCTGGTCGGCAGACCTCGCCCGAGAACGACGCCTTGCGCGGCGCCTCCGCCGTCGACGGTCGCCAGTAGGCGGACGGGTCCGGAGGAGGCTTCACGAGCGAAACCTCGAAGCCGAGCGCCGGGAGCGAGACCCGCATCGGCTGGTCTACACGGAACGGGACGGAGAGGACGCTCGGACCTCCTCCGGTCGCCCCGAGCTCGATCTCGACCGTTACGACCTTCGGGATAGCCTTCGCGAGGATCGCTTCGAGCCGAGCGGTCCGGAGCGCCTCGCGGAGTCTCTTCTTCTTCACTACGGACGCTCCTTTACGGGATGGCGGGCGAGGAAGAGTTCGATCCGGGTCGGAAGGTCGCCAGCGAGACCGCTCGCCGCCTGGTCGTTCGCGACCTCGACGAGAAGGTGTCGAGCGGCGACGAACGCGATCCGGTCGGCGAAGGCGTTCCGGAGTAGACCCTCGGCGTCCTTCCTGGTCACCTTCTTCCGCCTCTCGGCTCGGTTACGCGCGAACGGGTTCGTCGGCACGGTCGACCTCCTCGCCCGCTACTGTATCGCCGTCGGCCGGCGGACCGGCAGCCTCGTCGGCCGACGACCCTACCAGCGCCGCGAGAGCAGCTTTCGCGCGCTCATAACGCCGACCGGCTAGTTCCGCGTCCTTCGCTCGCGCTCGGACCGTCTCGCCGGCGAGGAACTCGCGCTCGACCGCCGCGGCTTCCTTCGACCGAGCGACGTTAAGCGCCGTCGACGCCGCTTCGAGTTCGTCCCGAAGCGCCTGTTCCGCGGTCCGCTTCACTCCTCGCCGCCTTCCTGGTCCTCGGTCTCGCCCTCGACGATCGAGAGATCCGGGACCTCCTCGTAGTGCCACGCGAAGCCGCCTTCGGCCCAATGGTCGCGAGCGTCCTCGGCGGCTAGCTGGTCATGGTCGATCGGACGCTCGCAGACGATCGTCTCCTCGCCGGCCGGCTCGGCTCCCTCAGTCGGGACGGCGATCTGGATCGTCGCCCCGCAGCGGTCGGCCTCCGGCGTTTCGAGCGAGACGTCGTCCGGCTTCGGTACGTCGTAACGGAGACGGAGTTCCGGCCTCGTCCGGACGTCCGAGAAGGAGAGCTGGTCCGAGTCGGCGCCTGGTTCTAGCGGGAGCTGGCCGCAGACGTGAGAGGACGCTTTCGACTTCGTCTTCGCCCGGATCTCGGACCCTTCGTCCGAGACGACCAGCTCCGTATGGATCTCGACCAGGATCCGAGCCGGGATCCCGCACCGCGGGCAGATCGCGTCGACGAAGACGCGCGCCGGCGTCATAACCTCGGCCACGGTCGCCAGCGGGTCCGGGTCGGCCTTCGCGAAGTCGTGAACGACGCGTTCGAGCTCGGCTCGGCGAAGGACCTGTATCCCGTCCCACTCTCCGCCTTCCGGGACCTTCTCTAGCGCAGCGTGCGCCGCCTGGTCGAACCGTCTCCGGAGGATCTCTCGGTAGCCTCGGAACGTCTCGACGCGATCGACGAGGGTCGTATCCACGGATCTCCTTCCCGACCGGGTCCGATCCCGGTCCTTCCTTCTCGCCCGGTCCGTCCGGGTCCGTCTAGTTTAGGCGCCGATCGGGAGGATCGGCTCGCTATCGAGGCGTTGCTGCCAGCGCGCCAGCCGGCGGAGGTTCTCGTCGGGTCCGAACGCGAGGAACGTCCCGTCGGCCGACTCGGCGCCGATCGCCTTCGCCCACCGATAGCGCCGGAAGCCGTTAACGCGCCCGACGTGGATCCGCTTCCCGAGCCGCTTCGCCTCGCGTACCAGGACGAGGAGCGCCTCCGAGTGCTGCCACGCGTCCGGACCTCCGACGAAGAGGACGTCGACGTCTTCCCACGGTACGAGCTCCGGCGTCATCCCGGCCTGAGCGACCAGCGCCGCCGGGAAGCCGAGTTCGCGGATCCGCGGAAGCATCGGCCTCGCGACGGCGAGCGTCGCGATCCCGTCTCCGAAGCGGTCGGGAGCGGTCGCGAAGAGGCAGGTCTCTCGCGGACGAGCGTCGAGGAAGCGGAGGTAGACCTCGTCGTCGTGAGCCTCCGGGTTCGCGAAGCATCCGGTATCCGCGGCCCACGTCCCGCGCGGCTGGTGTCCCATCGCCGGCGTAATCATGGCCGGGACGCCGTCGACGACCTTCCCGGAGAGGTAGATCATTCGGCCGGCCGGAGGACGAGTCGAGGCCGGAGTAGGTAGGCCCAAAGCGCGCCGCCGGCGACCTTCGCGACGAACTGACCGAGGACGATCGCCGGGAGGATCGCGCCGAAGGCGATCGTCGGGAAGAGGAGCGAGTCGACGGCCGCACCGACGACGTTCGAGCCGTTCGCCCGTTCGAGGAAGCGGCGGCGGCGGAGGACGTGATACGTCGCGGCGTCGGCGAGAGCGCTAGCGGCGAAGGCGATCGTCGAGGCGATCGCGATCCGGCCGGCGTCGGCGTTCACGACGTACGAGAGCGCGCCTCCGACGGCGACGAGCGCCAGCATCCGCGGCCATAGCGTCCGGCCGCGCCAGAGATCGTGTAGCGCGTCTCGCGAGACGAGGTCGAACCCGACGAAGACGAACGCGACCGGGATCGCCGCGACGGGTCCGTAGGTCGCGACGAGGAGGTTCGCGACGACGATCGCCGCGAGGTAGAGGACGACGTAAACCGATCCCACCGAAGAGACTCCTTCCTTATCCGATCGAGGCGATCGCGAGGATATTAGCGGCCGCGCCTACCGCTCCGACGGCCGCTCCGACGACGATCGCCGGCGCCTTCGGCTTCGTCCGGATCCGCCGGAAGGCGACCGCGAGGACGGCGACCAGGCCGACCTTATAGGCCGCGACGCCGGCGAGGCCGGCGATCGAGTAGGCGAGGACCGCGGCCGGGTTGACTTCGAGCTCTATCGGAACCCGGACCAGGCCGACCGCGACGAGGAACGTCGCGAGGTCCGCGCCGTGCGCGACGAGGATCGCTTTCACGGAAGCCGACCGTCGAGCGCGACGATAACCAGCGTCGCGAGCGCCATTAGGAAGAGGACGACGACGAGACCCTTCTCGGCGAGCTTTCCGTCCACGCTAGACCTCCCGAACGGTAACTTCGACCGCGGCGCGCGGACCGCGGCGCCAGCGAGCTCGAAGGACTTCTAGGCAACCGACGCCGTCGTCGTAAAGGAGCGGTCCGCGCTCGCCTGGTCCGCCGAGGCCGCGCGAGATCCCGTCGAGGATCGGCTTCGCCGACGAGACGAGGTTATCGAGGTCTCCGCGCGCCGCCGGCGAGACGAAGACGAGGTCGACCGCGGCCTTCCGGAGCGGGAAGGCATCGCCGAGGCCGCTCGATCGGAGCGCGTCGTACGCCGCGAGATAGGCCGCTCGGCGCCAGACTGGCGCCTCTTTCGCCCGCGCGCCCCAATGGCGCCGGCGCATCTCGTTCGGCGACGGAGGGATCCCGTCGACGACGAGCGAGACTTCGAGCCGAGTCGGGATCATCGGACGAGCCGAGCGATCCGCTCGGCGATCGTTAAGCCGACCAGGACCCAGAACCCGCCGACATAGGTCGCGAGTAGGACGATCGCGCCTTCGATCGTTAGGACGACGTTCTTCACCCTTCCTCCTTCCGCTCCTCGAAGAGTCGACATGCCGGCCAGCCGGAAAGGTGATCCGTCGCCGACCCGTTCGTTAACTTCCCTCGCTGCGTACAGCCAAAGTAGCGGTGCGCGTGGCCTCCCTTCCAGACCAGGAACCGACACTCCCCGCACGTCCTCGCCGGGTCGGCTAGACCGTGGACGAGGACCATCGGGTTAGGCCGCTTCGAGAGCGGGACCTTCGGATAGCCTCGGCTCGGCGACGCGAGCGACGATACGACGCCGGGATCTCGGTCGACGCCGAAGACGGGTCGGTCGCTCATGGTTCGAGCTTCCTCCACGGTTCGAGCCTAAGAGGCGGCTTCGTCCGACGGATCGCGAACGACGCGACGTATCCGCCGACCTCGACGTCCTCGACTCGGACGATCTCGGAACGCCAGCGCTGCGCGGTCCGAAGCGAGACGCCGGTGCCGACCGCGATCGCGCGCGGCGACCAGCCGGCGAGGAGGCGGCGCGCCGCCCACCCGTCCGCCTTCGTCCGGTTCGGATGGTCGGCGAGAGCGAAGCGCGTCTCGCCGGAGATCACGACCCGTCTCCGGTTTCGATGGCGGCGCGGAACGCCGCTACGGCCTCATCCATCGCTGTCTTGGCAACATCGGGATTGCTAGAAAGCGCCCGCGAAAGCGGCAGAGACGCGGCCATCAGCGCCTCCCGCAGTCGCTCCGTCTCCGGTGCTGCTGGTTGGGCGGTCACGATCGTTCTCCTTCCCTACTCCGAAGTTCGCGGATCTCGAAGAACCCTCGGAGCTCGTCGTCCTCGACCATAAGGTCGCGAGCGAGCCGCGATAGGTGCGAGTTATTCACCTTGTAGCCTTCCTGGTCCGGGCCCGCGGCGACGGCCTGGTCGAAGCGAACGACCTCGGCGAGCGCTTGGATACCGTAGCGGCGCCAGCCTCGACGCCGGAGTTCGAGCGCTCGTCGACGGATCGCCGCGACGACGGCTAGACCGTCCGGCGTCCCGCGCCACTCCCGGTACGCCGCCTGGATCCGGTCCTCCGTCTCTTCGTCTGGCCCAGGTAGGCCAGAGCTAGCGACGGCCGCGAACGCGTCCGCGGCTTCGTTAGCCGAGAGGCCCGCCTCCGCGACGATCTTCGTCGGCCTGGTCTCGACCTCGACGGCGCCGAGGTCCTCGGCCGGCGTCTTCTTTCGGCATTCGAGGCAGTAGGCGAGGACGACCGACGGCGAGAGCGTCGCCTCGGCGTATCCCTTCGAGACGGTCCGACACGTCTTACAGCGCGTGGCGCGGTAGGTCGTCATACCAGCGATCCCGGAAGGTTCGCGCACGTCTCGCAGATCGCCCACGGCTCCGAACCCTCGGCGCCCGTATCGGTCTCGACGACTCCCTCGAAGCGCCCGTCGAAGACGCGATCGCACCCGACGCGGACCGCCTGGTCGAAGGTCCCCCCGCCGCCGGCTGACGGCGACAGGGGGATCGAAGGACGGTCGGCGCGGTCCGAGTCGGACGCGAGGAAGGTCGCGCTCCTCTCCTTTCCCGTCGAGCTCGATCCCGGCGAAGCGGGACCGGCGCGACAACCGCGCGAAGTCGAGGAGATCGGCGATCGACCGTCTCCGCGAGGATACGTCATCGGGATACCTTCCTTCCTTCGAGCTCCGCTCCGAACGGAGTCCCGCTTAACGCCTCGCCGAGCGAGGACGGACCAGCAGCCGCGCGGCCGTTCTTAGGCTCGCGCGCGGCTGCGCTCCTCGGACCGGCCGGTCGGCCGGTCGGTACGGTCGGAACGGTAGGAACGGACGGGTAGCCGTCCGTTGTAGCGTTGCTAGAGCGATGCTTCGCCTTCGCTAGACCTCCGCTACGTCCGGCCTCGCGCCTCGCTTCCCGACGCGTAAACGCCGGGAGGAACCAGCCGGACCAGGACCGCGACGGGACCTTCGACGTCCGATCGAGCATCCCGACCGCGGCCAGCGCGGCGACGATCTCCGGCCTCGTCGGGAGCCATAGCGGAGCGGCCTCGTCGACCGTTACGCGCTTCCCTTCGCGCCACGACGCGAGCACCGTCGCCTGGTGAAGCGTAAGCGCCTCGCACATCGCCGCGACGTCGTTACCGACCTCACGCCAGAGTCGACGGACCTTCTCGTCGTCGTAATAGCCGGTCGAGATATCGGCGATCGAGAACCCGTCATCGCGGCCCATCTTTAACCCTCGGAACGACGAGGTCGGCGCCTCGACCAGGACCGCGGACGCGTTGGACGACCTCCCACCATCGGACCTCTTCGAGCTCCGGTCCTTCGAGCGCTTCGAGGTACGAGTCCGCGGCGTCGCGGACGTCGCCTCGGTCGATAACGGGATCGAGTAGGTGATGGCCGGCGCAGACGGTCGCCAGCCGGCGAGGCGTCGACGGAGGCCGCTTCCCCATCCGACCGCCTTTCCGGTCGCGTACGTGAGCGAGCGTCCATTCCGACTCTTCGGTCGGGAGGACGACCTTCCCGCGGTGCGACCGGCAGGGACCAGGCGAGGGAATAGCCGCGACCTTCGCGAGCTTATAGACGACGCACGCGCCATCCCGTCCGAAGACGTAGCGCCGGAGTTCCGGCGAGACTCGATCGTCGGGAGCGCGCGGCTTCCGCCTCACCCGACGCGACGACGGGCGATATACGTCTCGACGTCGCTCCGGGAATAGCGTCGATCGCCGCGAGCGTTAACCCGGACGAAGGGAAGTTCGGTCTCCGGGATCGCCTTCACGGTATCCCGGTGGAGGCCGAGGAGCTCCCCGACCTCCCGAGCGCGGAGCGGCCGTTCCTCCGGCCGAACTGACTCGATCGTCATCGCGAGTTACCTCCGGCGACCAGCAGCGGGACCGTCCCGCCGGCGAGGACCGCCTCTTCGAGGGTCCGACCGTCCTTTAGCTGCGCGTACGGGAGGAGCTCCCGGAGCGCGCTCGACGCCTCGCCGTCCGCGAACTCTAACTTCGCTTTCAGGAGGAGAACGTTCGCGCGCCAGCGTCGACGCCATTCCTCGCGCGCCTTCGCCTCCCAATCGACGTTATGCGGATACACGAACTCGCCGGAGCGCTCCGAGCGGAGCTCGTCGGCCGTCGGCTTCGGGATCCGGAAGAGGAAGCGATAGCCGGCGAGCTCGAAGGTTAGTTGGTCGCCGCTCGGCGCCGACCCCCACGCCATCGTCTCGACGCCATGCTTCGCGAGGATCCCGGTTATCTCGCCGCGCGAGGACTCGACGGAGACCGTCGTCCCTTCGGCGTAGCGCTTCATAGCCAAGACTCCTTCTCGCCCGCCTGGTGCGGCGTACCCTTCGCGTGAGGTTCGAGCCGGCAGACCTCGCCTTCCGAATACGGCGACGGAGCGCCGCAGATCTCGCGCGCCTCGCCGTCCTCCGGCTGGTTCGCGGCCGCGGCCGCGCTAGGATCGCCCGTAGCGGCCTCGGTAGGCGGTTCCGCCTCCTTCTTCGCCTCGTCGACGGCCGGCGGCTCGGCGGGCCCGTCCTCGCCGGGAGGCGAGCCGTTCGCGGGTTCCGGCTCGAACCGCGAGCGGAGGCGTCGACGAGCGTCCGATCCCTCCGGAGGCGCCAGCGCTGGCGCGATCGCGCGCTCCTCGGCTTCGTTCTCGATCCGGAGCGCATGTTCGGCCAGCGTTTCGAGCGGGAGCCGCTTCATCAGCCGCCGAAGGACCGTCTTCCGCGCCATTTCCGGCCAGAAGTCCGACCAGGCCATCGCGTCCTTCGCGCGGCTCGTCTTCCGGACGACCTCGATATCGGCCTCGGTCATCCACTCGACGTAGCGGCGCCCGTTTACGAGCTCCGCGACGGCGTAGGCGCCGACGTACTTCCCGCGCTTCGACCCGTCGAGGACGGGATAGTGCTTAACGAACGGGTTCGAGCCGAGGTCGAGCTCGATCTCGTCGCCCTGGTAGACGACGTGAGCGTCGATATGCGCGATCTGCTCCGACCGACGAGCGAGCTTTAGGAGGCCGCGGTACATCGGCGCGAAGCGCGCGGTCGGGACCCGCTCCTCGACGACGATCGTCCCGCCGTGACGGCCGGGTCGCTCGGCCTTCACCTTCTCGTCGTAAACGATGATCGCCCCGTCGCCGGTCGCGCCGACGGGTTCGAGGCCGAGCATCGCCGAGTCGCGGATCGCCTCGACGATCGACTCCTTCGTCGCGCGGAGGATATCGGGACGGCTGGTCGCAGCGTGAAGCGCCACGGTTACGAACCGATCGAGGAGCGCCTTCCCCTTCTCCGTCGACGGATCGACCGAGAGGAGCGCCGCGAGTTGCGGTCGCCGCGACTCGACCGCGGAGACGAGCTCCCTCGCCGGGTCGACGACCGCGACGGCCGTCGACTTCGGTTCCTGGTCCGGCTTAGGCCGGGTTCGTGCTGGCATCGGTTCCTTCCTTCCTTTCGTTCCGAGCGTCGATCGCCTCGACGAACGCGACCGCCACGGCCGCGACCTCGATTAGCTCCTTCCGGAGGTCGGCCTCGAACGCGACCCGGAGGTTCCACGTCGCGGCGTAAGTCGTTTCGAGGACCGCGCGCGACGCCTCGCCGAACTCCTCGCCGAGGACGGTTATCCGAGCGAAGTCGCCGCCGTCCATCGCGGGATCCGCGCAGGAGCGCCAGTCGATCCCGCTCGCGCGCTTCATAATCCCGATTGCCTCCTGACGCGAACGCTCGCGGACGATCGCGGCGAGGATCCCGCGGATCCGCTGGTCGAAGCGAACGCGATCCGGCGGCTCGGCGACGTATTCGTATACGAGCGACTCGATCGCGCGATCGAGCGCCGTCTCGATAGATCCCACCCTTCCTAGTCCTCCTTCTTCCGATCGACCCGGAACGGCCGAACCGTCGAGACGGTCCGGTTCGCTTCGAGGATCGCGTCAAGGTCCGGCGCGATCTCGTCCGAGATAAACGTCTTCCCGCCGAGTTCGAGCTCGCGCGCCTCGGCGCGAGCGATCGCTTCGAGCGCGTCTCGATACGCCTCGGCGACCGCCTTCCACTTCGTATCCGTCCGCTCGTACGCCTTCCACGAGACCGAGGCGACGCCGGAGACGAGCTTCGCCGCCGTACCCATGAAGTCCTCGATCGAGGCGCGGTAGCCGTCCCGGAGACCCTCCCACCGCTCGACCTCGTCGACGGCCGCGAGGTAGGCGTCGACGAGCGTCCGGACCTCGGACGTCGCGACGATCTCCTCGTCGAGCGAGACGGGATACTTCCGCGAGAGGTAGGCGAGGTCGTCGGGCCCGACCGGCGGTTGCTGGCCGGTCTCGACGTACTCCGTCCAGAACTTCCGCTCCTCCTCGACGAGGTCGGCTCCGAAGTCGCGGTCTCGCGGGACCTCGATAACCCGGAAGTCCGTCCCTCCGACGAGGACGGCGTAGCGGATCGTCGGAGCGTCGACGATCTCGGCGTAGTGCTGGCCCTGTACGTACCAGTCCGGCGGGACCCGCTTCTCGGGAGGACCCGACTCGGAGAGGTCGGTATCGGTCCGCTTCTTCTTTAGCTCGACGACCGTCCCGTCCTCGGCCAGCCGGTCGAGGGAGCCGATCATCGGGAACGAGCGGACGTGCTTCGCTCGCCGGATCCCCGGAACCTTTCGGACCCGGATCCCGGTCGTCTCGACGAAGGCCGTCGAGATCGCGTCTTCGAGCCGGAGACCCCACGCCATAGCCGGCGTCTGCGGCCGCTCGGCGACCAGGCCGAGCTTGTCCTCCCATACGTCGACGGCCGAGCGGTATCGGGAGAGGCCGAGGATCGCCGCGGCGTCCGATCCGCCGAGACCCTTCCGTCGAGCTTCGAGCCACGCTCCGCGGTCGATCACGGCCGGACCGCGCCAGTCGGCGAGAAGTCGCAGATCAGCCGGGAGAGGAGCGCCGACGTCGCGCTCCGGCGACGGACCTTCCGCGGTCCGGTCCGGCGAACACGCCGGAAGTGAAAGTCGGCGAGGCGATACTTCGCCGAGAGACCTCGCCCGCAGCGCGGGCACTTAACGACCGTCACCCTTCCTCGTCTCCCTTCCTCGTATGGTCGAGGATCGACTCGAACGCCTCGTGAGCCGACCCGAGCGGCGTCTCGGTCATCCACATATCGACGGTCGTCCCGTCGAGCGCGTAGACGTTAAACGTCGCCGACCCATTCCACCCGACGACGAGATCCGACTCCTCGACGAAGACGACGAGCTCGTCGCCGTTAACCGCTCTCGCGAGCGCGCGCGCGGGAGCGAGGTCGACGACCTGGTCCGTACGCTGGTCCATCGCGGGACCCTCCTTCCTGGTTCCGAGGCCGGTCCGTCCGGCCTAGGTCGGAGAGGGTACTACGTCCCGCGCGTACTTTCTAGCAGTTTCCGCCGGAAACACCTAGACAGGTGCAGTCGCGCACCCTAGGCTAGACGGAGCGGCCCCGTCGGACGGGCCGGAAGAAGGAAGGAGCGCCACGAATGGCCGGTATCTATCTCGTTAAGTTCCGCCTCGGCCGGAGGCTCGCGATCGTCGCGTCCGGCGCGGACGAAGCGCTACGTATCGCCGAGGATCACGTCGCGAAGGAGGTCGGGATCGAGCCGACCTCGTCGCCGGAGACCCGCGTCGGAAGGCTCGGCGACTACGATCCCGGCTCCGAAGGTCTCGCGCTCGTCGCCGAGGCCGGCGCCGTCGTCGCCGGATGACGAACGATCGCCACGTCTGTACGGACCTCGACGCGTTCGGCTACTGCGTTAGCTGCGGCCGGCGCGTCCTCTCGTCGTTCCGAGGGTTCCCGCTCCCGGATCGACCGAAGCCAGCGGATCGGACCAGGAAGGAAGGTACGAAGTGACCAGCGAAACGACGACCGTCGGGATCCACGGCGAGAAGACGACCCTCGTCTTCGGAGACCGCTTCCGGGTCCTCTTCGGGCCCGCGAAGGCGCCTCGGATGATCGAGGACGGCCGGCTCCTCCGGCGCGAGAAGAACGGCGACCTCGTCTTCGAGACGCGGGTCGGATCCGGCTCGGTCGAGACGCGGGTTCGCCCGTCCTCGATCGCCGGACTATACGGCTCCGGCGTCGAGGCCGAGGAGACCCTCGCCGAGGAGCTCGCGCGCCAGCGCGAGAGCGACCGACTCGTCGAGGAGTTCGTCGCCGAAGGCGATACGGACCCGGACTCGGTCGCCGCGAAGGTCCACGACGAACTGACGCGCCGGCGAGCGATCGAGGCCGATCCCGAGCCGGAGTATCCCTCGACCGACGAGATCGCCCGGTCCGAGGGAGTCGCCGTCGAGAGTCTCCGGTCCGCGCTCCGGTCGAGCCATCCGGACGCCTCGCCGTCCGAGGTTATCGGCCGAGCTCGCGAGATCGACCTCGCCGAGCGCCAGCGCGCGGAACTCGGAGAGGACGAGGCCGAGCGCCGACGGAAGAACCGAGAGCGCGAAATGGCGCGCAATGTCCAATGGACCTGTCCGGAATGCCATCGCCGGACCAGGAAGCCGGAGTGCTCGGACGGCCATCCGGCCGTAGCCGCGCCGATCGGGAAGAGGAAGGAGAACCGATGACGACGAAGAGGGTCCGGGTCCTGTGGGCCGGTACGCCAGTCGCGCACCCGAAGGAGCGCCCGTCGCTCGTCGTACGGATCTCGCTCGACTATCTCCAATCCCGGCCGGTCGCCGACGCTCCGATAACCGAGTTCGAGGCGCTCGGCCTCGCGTCGCAGCTTATCTACGCCGTACAGAACCGGCGCCGAGCCGACCCGGCCGGAACGCTTATCGAGGCGCGCCAGCCGACCGACGTCGATCGGATCCGTCGCGCGCTCTCGCTCCTCGAAGAGATCCGCGACCCGACGCTCGTCGACGTCGTCGAGCCGACCGTCGAGCGTCTCGCCCTGGTCGTCGAGAAGATCGACGGAGGCGAACTGTGAACGCTCGACGGAACCCGGTCCTCGACCTCCCGTCCGCGAAGCGACTCGAAGAGCTCCCGATCGAGGCGAGGATCGCGCTCCGCGCGGTCCTCCTCGACCTCGCCGACGAGGCGAACGACCAGGCCGAGGACGCATGGTCCCGGAAGAAGGGTCCGATGGCGGCTTACTGGCGCGCCGTCTCGACCTACGCAAAGCACATCGCCCGAGCGACCCTCCGCTCGTCGGAGGTTCCGGTACGCGAGCCGATCAACGCCTACCAGCCGTTCCTTAGCCGCGAGGTCCCGACCTATCCCGGAAACGACGGCTACGGCTTCCTCGGCGACGGCGTCGACGGACGCGCGGGAGACCCGGACGACTTCGACGAGCGCGGGACGGGACCGGACCGCTATCCGACGATCCTCCGAGACCAGGCCGGCCGGCCGGTCGACGTCGGATGACCAGGAACGCCGCGGCGCGCCGGCGCCGCTTCTCGCCGCAGGAACATCGCGTTCGGGAGGACGCGAGGAAGGAACGAACCATGTCCGAGTATCCCTATCCCGTCGCGTCGTATACCGATCGCGCCAGCGCGGCCGCGGTCGCTCGCGCCGGAGGCGAAGAGCGGCTCCGGAAGATCGCCGAGAAGATCGCCGGGTCCGAATGGAAGATCGAGTTCGTCGAGGGATCGTCGCCGAACGGCGCCTTCTATGCGCTCGTCCTAAGCCGTAGGAGCGGCCTCTTCTCGCGGCCGTACGAAACGCTCGTCGAGTCGCTCGTCCCGAGCTCCGCGGCCGTCCGGTCCGACGTCGAGACTCGGTACTTCGAGGACCGCGCCGCGCTCGACCGGATCCTCCGAGCGCTGGTCCGCGAGATCGACGAGGCCGATATCCCGGAGACCGAGCGCCGCGCGCTCGACGGCGACCGATGAGACTCCCGCAGACCGACGAGGAGATCGACGAGCTCCTCGACCGGATCGACTCGAAGGTCCGGACCGCGCTCGAATACGTCTTCGTCTTCGGGATCGTCTTCTACGGCGTCCACGTCGCGATCTCGCAGACCGCGCCGCTCGCCTCGTATCTCGTCCTGGTCGTTACCGCGCTCCTCGCCTACGGCGTCGTCCGAGCGATCGAGCGCTAGAGACGAAGGAACCCGGCTCCGTCGGCCTCGGAGCCGGGTTCTTCGTTGTCCTGGTTACGGCTTAACGGTCGCCTCGCCGCCGGTCGGCGTCGTAACGGCCGTCCCGACCGGGAGGACCGGCGCGGCGACCGGCGTAACGTTCTGCCGGATCCAGAGACCCGCGATCAGCGGCGCCAGCAGGACGGCGAGCTCGGCGATCGCGTTCGTGAACTCGGTGATCCGGCCGGCCAGCGCGTCCGAGATAACGCCTTCGCCGGTGAGGGTCGTAAGGACGCCGATAATCAGCGTCACGATAAGGCCGATCCAGAAGGCCGGCTCTCTTCCTCCGATCATTCGGGCACCTCGTCTGTCTTCGGGTCTTCGTCCGGCATCGGGACCGGCGGCTCGGCCGGCGGCTCGTCCGCGATCTCGCGGTCCGGGTCGATCCGGTCGTCGCGCTCTTGGTCGATTGTCATCCTTTCCTCCCTAGACTTCGTGAGCGAACTTCGCGTTGATGTACTTCCCGGCGCGGCTTCCGCTCGTTAGCCGGACCAGGCTGTAGGTTCCCTGCGGGACGTCCGTCGCGCTCTTCGCGGTCGTGTACTTCGCCGGCGCGGTGCAGTCGGCCGAGAACCCGCCGGTCCGGTAGATATCGCGGTCGACGATCATCCCGCCGGAGATCCGATAGACGCCGAAGCGCGTATCCGGCGGGACGACCGCCCGGTACTTCTTCGGGTCGAGCCTGGTTAGCGACGGAACGAAGAAGCAGTCGTCGTATCCGTACCGGGAGGCCAGCCGGACGCCGCCGCCGAGGTCGAGCTTCGACGCTCCCTCGAAGAGGACGGACTGAGGGATCCACCGAGGACCGAGCGGGATCCCCGACCGCCGGCCATCGTAGAGCGAGTCGAGCGAGAGGAGCTTCCTCGTATCGGTATTCCTCCCGCCGAGCGCGATCCGATGGTTCCCGCGGAAGCCGGGAGACCCGGAGAGGAAGTCGTCGACGGGCCCGTAGGCGAGGAGGAGATCGACCATATAGCCGCGGCCGAGGAGGTCTAGGACGCGCTGCTTCGGTCCGATCTGAGGCGTCCCGGTCGCGATCCCGTATTCGCGCCTGGTCGCGGCCGTCGTCTGCGCTGGCGTGAGACCTCCGGACGTATCGCCGGTCTCGCGCCGGATCGATGCGCCGGTCGGAGGCCACGGCGACCCCTCGGACGGCCGGACGTTCTTCTGCTGCGAGATATCGCGGGTCGCCTCCGCGCACGCGCCGCAGTTCGCGGAGCCGTGCGTCGAGCCGTCGAACTGCGGAACGATCCCGTAGACCATCGTCCCGTCTCGCCGACGACCCTTAATCCCGGTCCGGCTGGCGTAGATGATGGTCATACCGGCGTCGACCCGATCGGCGAGTCGAACTCGCCGCGATCGAGCGGACCGAAGCAGCGCTCGCAGAACGCGCTAGGGTCGTCGACGTCGGAGATATCCGGGAGCTCCTCGACGTCGGCGAGGTCGAGGTTATCGGCCTCGTACGTCATTAGTTCCGAGTTCCCCTCGAACCGGACGGCTCGATGGACCTTCCCGGCCTTCGTCCGTAGGAGGACGAGACTCGCCTCGATCATCGCCACGCTAAAGGGTGCCTCCGCTTCGGTCCGACCCACCATCGCGGCGATGCTACTCGCTATCGGCGTCCGAACGCAAGCCGCGGATCCGCTCCTCCGCGCGCTCGACGAGGCGCTCGACGGGCGATCCTCTCCGATACGGCCGGAAGGTCCGAAGCCAGTCGACGCCGGGAACGTTCTGTAAGAGGAGCGCGGCCGCGATCCCGACGAGGACGACCTCCCGCGGAACGACCTCGATTAACTCGACTGCTCGGAGGAAGACGACCAGGCCGAGGAGACCGCCGATCGTCGTCGAGCTCGCTAGCACGACCTGGTCCGTCGCTCGGGATTGAAGCGACGCGACCCTCGGCGCCTCCCGCGCCGCACCGCGGAGCTCCGACGCCGCGTACCAGCCGAAGACGGGAAGGACGATTAGGAGCCCGCCGACGACGAAGTAGAACGCGCTCTCCGAGACGACCCATAGCGCCGAGAGCGCGGCGACGACCGCGACGACGCCGACGAGGACCCGAACGACCGAGAGAGGCTTCCGGATCGTCATCGCGAGATCCTCCCCCGTAGGACCTGGTCGGCTCGGTAATAGTCGTCGGCGAGCCGCTCGAACCGACGGATCTTCTCCCGCGACTCGGCCTTCTCCTCGGCGTCGCGAACCGGGACGGGTCGAACCGGCGCCGGCGGTTCCCGGCGATCGAGCCCGAGCATTCTACGTAGCCACTTCACGACTTCCGCTCGGCGAGGATATCGCCGATCCGATCGAGTCCGCTAACGGCGTCTTTCGCGATCGCCTTCCACTCGTCGCGGTCCTTCTCGATCGCGGCGACGTACCGAGCGTTATTCGCCTTCTCGTCTTCGAGACGTCCCTTCGTCGGAACGTAGCCGAGGACGAGCGCGAGGATCGAGATAACCAGCCAGCCGAGGAGGCCGAGGTCGACGAGCGAGTCGACGTATCCCGGATCGACCGGCGGCTCGATAACCGCGATCGGCGCCGTAACGGCGACCGCGAGTAGGAGGACCGCGAGCACGCTAACGCCTGGTCCGATCGGCTCGGCATTCGCTCACCCCGAAACTCTCCTTCCTGGTTATTCCGCGCGCTCGACCCGATGCTATCACCCGGCTTTACGCCGGGAGCGAGATAACGTTCGGGTTCTCCGCCGAGAACTTATGCCAGCCCGTCGAGATCGGGAAGAGCGGGAAGAGGAGGCCGAGGTCGCGGTCCGACGTCCACGGTCCTTCGGGAGCGTCGGCGGTAAACCGCATCGCGCCCTCGCGGAGCGGCTGCCCGCCGACCGTAAGGTCGGCGACCGGCTGAAACGGCGTCGCCCAGAGTTCCCACGTCCCGTTACGGAGAACCCGCACCGTCCGCGGGACGATCGAGTTAAACCGCATCGGCCGGAGCGTCGCTCCCGAGGCCGTCGTAAACGCCGACTGCGCGGTCCCGGAGAGGGTGACGACGGTTCCCGAGTCGATCGAGACGAGCTCGCGCGTCTCGGTCTCGGAGTTGTTATCCGCCAGCACGAACGGCTCGCCGACGTAATCGGCCCACTCCGCCGTCGACGCGACCTGTGCCGTCGTCGAACCCGCGCTCGCGTCCGCGGTTAGGGTCTTCGAGATCGACGAGACGGCGACCAGGTTCGAGAGGATCGGGTTCGAGGGAGACTTCGTATAGACCCCCTCCGGATCCGTGAAGGTAGCGAGGCCGGTCTGCCAGCGCGGAAGGGAGACGTCCTGTCGGCCTCCGTAGAACAGGTGGTAGACCCCTCCCGTCCGGACGATCCCGAGCGGGAGGACGCCGATATCGTCGAAGGCGCCGCCGGCGCCGACGTCGAGGACCGCGCCGACCTTCGTCCACGTTCCCGGAGCTCCGACCGCGCTCGACGACTTCGCGTAGCAGACCCGGTGCGTAACGCCGTCGACGTCGAGTCCGGCATACCACATCTTTAGCGGGAACGAGGCGTCCTCCGGCGTCGGAAGGACCGTCGGGAAGAGAGCGCCGGCCTCGTCCGGCTGGCCGGCCGAGCCGAACGCGAGGAGCGGCGTCGAGGTCGAGTCGTACGCCCAGGCGTCGTTTACTGTCGCGCGCGTCAGCCGGCCGATCTGATAATCGTCGGAGGTCCCGTCACCGTTCCCGGCGACGAAGAGAACCAGGCCACCCGGAAGGACCCACGGATCCTTAACGTGATCGGCCACCCATCCCGAGCCGGCCGCGACGACGAGAGGGTTATTCGGGTTCTCCGTAACGACGCCGCCGACGATCTCCGCCTCGCCGATCCCGTAAGCGCCGCCGTTCTGACCGTTGAAGTAGACCAGGACGCCGGCCTCGCCAGCGAGCGGACCGGCCGAATGGCCGAGCAGCATCCGCGCGTAGGTCACGCGGTCCTCCGGAACGTAATCAGCTTCACGTCGCCGACGTATCCCGAGCTCGAAGCGTTCTTCGTCAGCATCGCGAGGCTAAACCGCTTCTTCCCGGTCGCGGCGACCGAGACTCCGGTTAGCGCCATTCGCGCCGCTAGCGCCGACGCGTTATAGCCGTCGAGGGTGCCAACCGAGGAGCCGTCGATCTCGACGGTATAGATCCCGACGTTCGTACTCTTCCGGAGCCATAGCGCGATAGTCCACGTCCCGGCCGCGAGGATTACGTCCCACGCGATCTCGTCGTTCTGAGCCGGCGACGTTAGTCCGTTCGTAATCCCGACGCCGCCGTTCGGAAAGAACGGCGCCGCACCAGGCTGAGCGTGAGCGACGAGCTCCCACTCGCCGACCGTGGCGTCGGGATCCTGCGCCGGGTCGATGTGGAAGTTCCACGGGAGCCAGAGATCGACCGGATTAAAGGTCGCGACGTGCGCCGTGATATCGAGGGTCCCGTTCGGGAAGTGGATCTCCTCCGTTACCGAGTCGGTCGGCGACCCGTCGATCTCCTCGACCGTATGGACCGTTCCCGAACCCGCGCCGTCCGCGCCGTCCTCGCCGGGAGGACCCTGCGGTCCTTCGCGGCCGGCCACGGTCGCGATAACCGTCGTCCCGCCGTCGACGGTCGTAAGGTCGACGAGATCGACCGCTCCGCCGGCCCTGGTCGTCCAGTCCGGTTCTCCCGGATCCCCGAAGTCGACCTCGGCCGGGAACGCCCAATCGCGACCCCCGGTCCCGTCCTGTTCGAGCCATAGCCGGACTATCGCCGGCGTCCCGGAGGCCGGCCAGCCGGTAAGCGTTAGCGTTACGGTCGCGGCATCGGCGACGAGACGTTGGATATCGGCGTCCGTGACGTCGACCGTTTCCGTCGAGCCGACGTTCCCTTTATCGAGGTACGTCAGCGCGGGAGCGGGATCGCCCGTCTCGCCAACCAGGGAATGAACGGCGCCGGCGTCGTCCTTATACGAGGGTTCGTGCGACGTATCGTCGGCGAAGAGGGTGAGTTTCCCGGCCGGAGGCGTCGCGATCGTCGCGTCGTCGACCTCGGTTAGACGGATCCCGCTCACGGCTAGTCGACCTCCAAGAGATAACCCTCGACGTCGAGCGTTCCCTCGACGTCGATCAGCATCGCATATAGCGCCTGTCGGAACTCCGGGACCGAGAACGTCTCGCCGGGACCGATGTAGTAGGGAACCATCCCGCCGGAGATCGACGTCGCGGATCCCGCGCTCGGGTCGAGGATCCGCCAGCGCTCGGACGTTAGGTCGTAAACGAGTTCGACCGAGGCGTTCGGTCCGAGAGTAAGGTTCTCCGAGTTCGGCGCGAGGAAGCGGTTCGCCGCGGTCGAGGTCGCGTCGTGAACGAGGACGAGGTTCTCGGTCCCGACGTTCTCTAGGACCAGGCGCCGCGAGACCTCCGCGGCCACGATCCCGGTAAGGTTCCGCGTCGCATCCGTCGAGATCCGGATTACGTCGGCCGTCGAGAGGCCGTCCGGGTTCCAGTTATTCGTATTCGCGACGAGCTGGTCCGGCGAGATCGTTACGAGCGCGACGGTTTGTAGGCCGGCGTGCGAGTGACTCGACGAGGTCCCTCCGGACCCGCCCGACGCCGGCGGGTTATAGCTGGTCGGCGCCGTCGGCGAGAGGTCGCTCTCGCCTGGTTGGACGTACGGAGCGTTTAGCTCGACGATCGGCGGAGCGAGGTTCCCGACCTCGTCCTCGTAGAGCGTGATCGCGTAGACCCGGAACGTCTCCTCGTTATAGTCGAGCTCGCCGGTCCCGGTGTGGAGCGTGACGAGATCGCCGAGCCAGAAGAGGCCGTTATCCGTCCAGGCCGGGTTCCCTGGTAGGTAGAGACCGGCGCTCTCGTCGGTCGCCTCGCCGGGAGCCGGGCACGTAATCGCGAAGATCAGCGCTTCCTGCGCGTCCTCGCGGAGCCGCATCTTCCCCTGAGCCTCTCGGCGAGCGAGGGTCGTATTCGAGGACTTCGCCTCGATATAGACCTCCTGTTCGTACGGGAACGTCCCGGAGATCGCCGCGCGGACGTAATCGCCGTTGCCCTTCTTAACGATCGCGTTCGTCGCCCAGGACGAACCGGCCATCGATTTGCCGACCTCGTCGACGATGTTTACGCCCTTCTCGAACCGGACGATACCGGGACCGAAGGAGCCGGTACGGTCGACGCCCATATCTCGGAAGGCGTCGAGAATGAAGCCGGGTCGCATCTCGACGTTAAGGAGGCCAGCGCGCGCGAAGCGGAGGACCGAGTCGAGGAGGTTCGCGCCGATCGTCTCCGTCCAGTTCCCTTCGAGCGCTTCGTCGCCCCACGGAACGCCGGCCGAGTCGTCGTCGTCGGTAAACGTCCTGGTTACGAGAGGGATCGGGTCGGACGGTCGCGCCGCGGCCTGAGCCTCGTCGATAATCCGCCGGATAATGTCGCCTTCCGTCCGGTTCCCGGCCGAGTTCTCGAAGTCCCAAATCCCCTTCTCCGGGAACGCCTCTTGCCGCGCGCCGAAGTACTGCTCGAAGTCGAGGACCGCGCGCCGGAGATAGGCGAGGATCCCCGGTCCCGAGAACGAGAGGAACTCGCCTCCCTCCTCGTCCGACGAGAGGAGATCGAAGTCGCCCTGTTCGAGGAGACCCTCCCAAAGGACCTCCGAATGGATCTGCGGGATCGTGACCTGTACCAGGTTCCCGAAGGCGATATTCTCGGCCGTCGCCTGTGGATCGTCCTTCGGGATCGCGAAGTTAAACGAGCCGATCCCGTTTAGCTCGGCGCGGAGCTTCTTCTCGGTAAGCCGCTCGAACTCGACGCCGTTAATCACGACCGTATACGGAGGCGGAGGAGGAGGCGTCGGCGTCGCGTCGCCGTCGGCGTAGACGTCGAAGACTTGAAACCAGCACCAGAAGTGGAGGCCGAACCCCTGGTCCGCGAGCGCGACGTAGTTAACGCCGATCGCCGGCGTCGAGAGCGTATGAACGCGGTAGCCGCTAGGACCCGGAGCGCTCGTAACCGCGACCGTCGTCCAGGACGAACCGTCGGCCGAGACCTGGATCATCGGCGGGTCGGCGCCGCCGCCGCAGTAGTTCATGTTCGTCGTAATCGAGTAGATATCCGACGTCGTCGGAAGGTGAAGGCGAAGCGCGCGGAAGTGATCTCCCCACGACGCGCCCGAGGCCGAGTTCGCGAACGTCGAGCCGCTCCCGTCGATCGCTCCCTCCGGCGTCGTAAAGCCAGCTGCGCCGAACCCGCGCGGGTCGTCGATCGCCGAGTCGAACTCGATAACCGCCACGCCTACGCCTCGGCGAGGAGGATCCGGACGACGCCATCCCCGCCGATCGCGATCTCGCCGGACGGGTTACAGCGGGTCGTGAGGATACACGGACCGTGCGCCTCGACCGCCTCGGCGAGCATGGTCGCGATTACGCCGATCTCGGCCTCGTCGATCGTCCCTTCGATCCGGACCTTGACGCCAGCGATCTCGATCGTCACGACGACGAGACCAGCCAGTACGGCGAGACGGCGAGGAGGGTTATCGAAACGTCGGCGTAGTGAGACGCGATCCGCTCCTCGATGACCAGGCCGGGAAGCGGTCGCGCGTTGATGGTCGCGATCTGACCCGTTTCGAGCGTCGCTTCGAGCTCCGCCTCGTCCCGAGCCGGGTCGAATAGCTGGTCGAGGAGGAAGAGCGAGGAGCGGAACGAGGCCATTCGCGAGGTGTTCTCTTCGTCGAGCCCGTTCCCCTGTACCGGACCTCCGAGGACGATCCGCCGATCGTGAGCGCGCCGCGGCCGGGAGAGTTGCCCTTCGAGGTACGGGACCGTTATGTCCTTCCCGCGGACGTCGAGTCCGTCGTGAAGGCCGCTCCGGATCTCTAGCCGGATATCGTCGGTCTGTAGGTCGGTCCCGTCGTAACGGAGGCCGATGATCGCCGCCGGGAGCATCTAGGCCGGTTCCTCCGCTTCGCGCCTTCGGTACTTCGACGCGAGGGTCCGAGGCGGCATCTCGTCGAAGTCCGAGATCCGCCGGAGCTCCGTCTGAACGTCCCGGATCGTCCGGACCGGGAGAGCTCCCTTCGCGTGAAGGTGATAATGCTTCGCGCCGGCCTCGCCCGTTAGGCCGGGAGGAGCCGCGGCCGCGGTCGCGGCCAGCGCCGCCGGCGAGACGGTCGTCGGGAGACCAGGGATCGCCGGCGCGATCGCGCGCATCGCCGGCGTCCGGATCCCCGCCGTCCCGAAGGTCGCGTCCGCGAGGACTCCCGCGGCGTCGGAGAGCGCGGCCTTCGCCGCGCCGGCGACCGTCGGCGCCTCGCCTTCGATCCCGCCGGCGTAGAACTGCATCGTCTCGCGGGCCCAATCGACGATATCGTGAAGCGGCGAGTCGGGACCAGGCGGAGAGTGCGTCGCCATAATCGACTTCGCGGCCGCGAGCGCGTTCGCCGCGGCCTGACGGATCCATCCCGCCGTCGACCGGATCCCGCTTCCGTACGCGCGGCCGGTCGCGACGCCCCATCCGCGCGCCGAGGCGGAGATATTCCAGCCGTCGCGGATCGAGTTCTTCGTCCGGTTCGCCGCCTCACGGGACTGCGTCCGCGTGTTATTGATCCCGGTCGCCAGCGCTCGACCGCCCTTCTCGCCGGCGTCCTTCGCGGCCGGCGGGATCTTCTTTATCTGACCGTCGATCAGCGCCTTCGCCTCCTGCGCGGCCGCGCGGATGGCCGGGTTCTTCGAGCGGAGACCCTTCGCGATCGCCTCGGAGGTCGCCTTTCCTCCCTGGTTCCCCTTCGCCGGGATCTCGTTTAGCCGTTGGAGGATCGAGTCCTTAACGGCTTGCGCCTGAGCGCGGACGACCGGGTCGCCCGACTTTAGACCCTTCGCGAGCTCCTTCGACGTTAGCTGCCCGACCAGGCGCGCCCGCTCCGCGGCCGGCGTCATCGCGTTCTCTAGGTCGGTCTTTAGCTGGTCGAACGCGTCGATCGGAGCCTGACGCGCGGACCGGATCCCGGACGCGACGTCGGCCGGGAGGCCGGCGGCAGCGGCCTCGGCCTCCGGACCGACTCCCTCGACGGCTCCCGGAACGCCTTCGACCATATCTTCGGCGCCAGCCGTCACGACGCCGGCGCCGTCCCGGTACGCCTCGGAGACGTCGGTCGCGCCGGTCGAGGCGCGCTTACTCATCTCGGCGTTAACGGCGTCGAGGTCGGCCGTCAGCTTCGCCCGCGTCTCGTTCGTAAAGAGGCCGGCGTCCCAGACGCCGTTTAGCTGAGTGAGACCCGTTTCGAGCGCGGCCTTCGTCTGCGCGAGTTGCTCGTCCGTCCCGGTCTTGATCTGGTTCCCGACGTCGGCCGAGATCTGCGCGTTCTGCGCGGCCGTCTGCTCCTTGATCTGGTTATACGTCTCGACGACGCCGACGACCGCCGCGGCCGCGAACCCGACCGAGAACGCCTTCCCGAGACCCGAGCCGAGGAACTTCCCGAGCGGACCGAGCTTCCCGCCGAGCTTCGCCTTTAGACCAGGCGCCGAGAGCGAGTTCCCGACGGTCTCGCCGACGGCGTTCGTAATCGCCGCCTGAGCGGCCGTCGAGCCGAGGCCGGCCGCGAGCTTTAGCGCGAGACCTCGCCCGAGCTTCGCGAACGGACCTCCGAGGAGTTGGAGTCCCTTCGAGGCGATCCCGCCGAGCGCGCCGCCGAAGATCTTCGCCGGCGAGATAAGGCCACGGAACGCCGGTCCGAGTTGGTTAAGCGTGACCAGGAACGGCGCCGCCCCGGAGAACGCTCCGCCGAAGTCCTGCGCCAGCGTGTTTAGGACCGCGGCGAACCGCTTCCCCTGCTCGACCGACGACTTCGACTTCTCGTCGTATTGCTCTAGCGCGAGGCCGGACTCGTTCGCCGTATCGACGATCTGCTGAGCGAACGTCTCCGCCTGGTCGCCCGTCGACGCGAGCGCGAACTGATACGCCTCGGTCCGTCCGAGAGCGTTCGTCATCGCCTCGGCGGATCCGCCGGTAACGCGCCGGAGCTCCTCTAGCGCGACGGCGAGACCCTTCTCCCGAGCGAGCTCGGCGAAGTTAATCCCGGTCTGCTCCTGGATCCGGTTTAGATCCTCGTTCGGCTTAATCAGCGCCCGGATCGCGGCTTGCATCTGCGTCGCCGCCTCGGACGCGGGCACGCCCTTCGCCGTAAGGACCGCGAAGCCGGAGGAGACCTCCTCGATCGAGATCCCGGCCGAGCTCGCGATCGGCGCGATCTGAGCGATCGAGTCGCCAAGCTGCGCGGCCGTCACCTTACCGTCGGCGACCGCCTTCGCGAATACGTCCGTAATCCTGGTCGACTCGCTCGCTTCGAGTCCGTACGCGTTCATCACGGACGTAACGAGGTCGACCGTCTGTGCGGTCGAGCCGAGCGCGCCAGTCGCGAAGATCGCCGAGTCGCGGAGGACTCCGATCGCGTCGTCGGCGTCGACGCCAGCGGAGACGAGATCGTAGAACCCGGCCGTTAGGTCGTCGGTCGTCTTCCCGGTCTCGCGAGAGAGCGCTTGGATATCGTCGCCGACCTTCGATAGCTGCTCGTCCGAGAGGCCGGCGACCGTGTTAATCGTCCGAAGCTGGTCCTCGAACGCCGCGCCGGACTCGACCGCGCCGGCGAAGACGACGCCGGAAGCCGCGCCGAGCGCGGTTAGGCCGCGCGAGGCGGTCTGCGACATGCGGTTCCCGAGCGTCGTTCCGGCCTTCGCGCCGGCCTTATCTCCGGCCGCTTGCGCCTGGCGCGTTACGTCGGCTTCGAGCTTCGAGCCGTCGGCGAGGAGGTTAAAGATTAGGTCGCCGATATTCACGGTCTAGCCGGCTCCCACTACGACGTATTCCGGATGCCTGGCAGCGAGGCCGAGGACCGCTCGTTCGAGCTTCTCGCCCGTTAGACCGCCTCCCTCGATCCTTCCGGCTCGGCGCCTGGTCCGATGGCGCCAGCGCTTGTACTGCTTGTTATCCCTCGCGAAGATCGCTCCCGCTCGGAACGCTTCGACCAGGCGATCGAACTCCGCCGACGAGTCGTCCTCTAGACGATCGGACGCAGCGTCGAGATAGGCGACGAGTTGCTCGTCGGAGACTCGCTCGTCGAGGTAATCGGGCCCCCATCCGTAGGCGAGAGCGACGGCGTCGGCTGCTCGGAGGAGGTCCCATTCGTCTCTTCGCTCGCGGCCTCGGCGAGCATGGCGGCTAAAGGGTTAGCGGCTCGCCACACCTCCACGACGGCGATAACGATCTCGGGATCCGTCGCGAACTCGTCGAGGTACTCCGGCGCCGGAAGGACGCCGTCGACGTCGTATTCGCGGAGGATCGCGAGAAGGCGATCTGACCGAGACGCGAGGAGTTCGAGGATCTTCGGCTTATCGTCCGCGGCCGCGTCGAGCGCACCCGCGAGCCCGGCGAAGTCGGCGTCGAGCTTCCCGAGCCATTCCCTCGATGCCCGTCGAGGAAGGACCCGGAGCTCGTACGCCGATCCGCCAAGGACGACCCGGATCCGGCCGCGGAGGATATCCGCGGCCGTCCTGGTCGGAAGCGTTTCGAGTCCGAGACTCGCGAGACCAGCAGCGGCGCCGGCGGCAGCCCGTCGCGCTGCGGCGACTCGGAACGCTCGGATCGCTCCGAACGCGACGCCGACGACGAAGCCGGCGATCGCGCCCGAAGCGACGAGAAGGATCTCGGTCACGACGCCGTCGCGAGGATCCGGATCCGGTGCGGCGAAGCCGTCATCGCGGCCGGGTCCCATCGGGACTGCAACGTCAGACGAGGAGCGGCGAGCGAGTCGTCGCCGAGCTCGGCCTCGAAGTTCGACGTCGCGATCGCGTCGTCGACCTCGAACTGAAACTCGCCGCCGTTAAGCCGCTCGACCTGGAGCTCCCAATCGACGTAATCGGCGTCCGGGATCCGCCGAGTCTCGTCCTCGTCGATAACCTCCATCGCGCCCGCGCCGGTCGTCTGGAAGCCGGGAAGCGCCGAGAGGATGATCGTCGCGTTGAACTCCGGGATCGACGCTTCGAGGACGCCCATCGAGCTCGTGATGTAGTCGGTGCCCTTAAGGGCACCCTTCGTCCCGTTAAGGTCCGGCGTGAAGATCTCGCGCTCGATCCGGAACGCGTTGTCCTCGGTCGTCGCGCCGACGTTCGCGTGATCCCGGAGGATCTCGCCGGCGCCGATAACGAGGTTCGTAGGCGTATCTGCCGTGATACCCACGTCCTGGTCTCCTCTCCTAGGTATAGGTTCGGCCGAGCGGACGAGCGCCGCTATACCAGCCGAGGACTTCGTCTCGTCGCCGGAGCGGCCGGCCTCCGGTAGGCAGCCGATCGAGCTCGTCGATCGAGCGGTCGCGAACGCATACGGCGCCACAGTCCGCACACGCATGAAGAGAGAGGAAGCGGGCGATCCCGTCCGAGCCAACGTAGAACCCTTCGAGCCAGCGCCGGAGGCGATGGTTCGCCTCGGCGTCGCCGTTCGAGGAGTCCGTACAGGCGCGGGAGGCGCCGGTAATCCGAAGCGGGTCCCGGAACGCGACGCGGAGTTTCGGCCAGAGTCGGCCGGTCTCGTCGCGGCCTCCGGAGAGGAGGACTTCGAGGGTCGAGGGAAGAGGCGGCTTCCGGTCGACGACGATGACGGCTCGTCCGTCGAGCGTAATGACGCGCGGCGATACCGCCAAGTCTCGACCTCCTCGCTCGGAGGTCGAGCGTCCCGACCTCCGGCTAGACCGCGACCGCCTGAGAGGTCGCGAGTAGCTCGATCGTCCCGGTGACGAGCGGCTGGTCCGTGCTCGGGTCCTTCGACTGCTCGCCGCCGGTGACGCTCGTACGATAGATGCCGAGACCGTCGGACGCAATACGGTGCTTCCGGCGGTGGAAGCCGGCCACGACGGCGCCGTAGAGCGCCATCGCCTCCTCTAGGGTCCGGCCGTAGGCGCGAAAGCCAATCTCGGCGCGGATAATCGGGACCCGGAAGTCCGGCGGGATCGAGAGCGCGAAGAGGACCAGGAACGCCTTGTACTTCCCTGGTCCGAGCGCGTCGCCTTCGTAGGAGTCCGTCGCGCCGTGCGGCTCGAACCCGCGGACGCGAGCTCCGACGATCGCGGCGATCTCCGAGACCGCGCGCGCTTCGATGATCAGCGGACCGATCGGATCGACGAGCGGTTCGGTCACGACTTCTCCTCCTCGATCGTTACTTCGGGTCCGAGCGGATAGAGCTCGAAGCGGACTCCGAACCCCTTCGGAACGACGACGGAGACGAGGTCTCCCTCGCCGCTATCGGTTCGCTCGACCGGCGCCGCGGCTCCGGCGACGTACTTCTCGCACTCGCACGCCGAGCGTACGCAGCGACCGCCGCGAGGATGCTCGCCGCGGGTCTCCCGGCATCCCGGCCGAGCGCAGGGTACGTCGAAGGTATTCATCGGTTCCCGGCCAGTCTCGGCCGGGTCGTCGCCGCGACGATCCGCGGGATCGCCCCGGCGTGACGGTCCCGGCTCGGCGCGAGGAACGGCTGAGGAGCCGTATCGACGGTCCCGGTCTCGGCCAGCCGACCAGGGAAGCCGAAGCCGACGGCGACCGTTACCGAGTGACGGCCGGTGAGGATCCGGATCGAGCGCGGCTTCCTCGGCTGCGGACCGCGGATCGACCAGCCGTCGACCTTATCGTTCCCGACGTAGGCGAGGACGCCGCCCTGCTTCGGGAGACCTTCGCCCGTCGGATAGGGATCGAACGGCGAGTCCGGCGCCGAGGCGGAGGCCGACTCGACGATAATCCGGCCGGCCTCGAAGAGGCCGTCGGCGACGATAAACGTCGCCTCCGTTAGCCGCTCCTTCCGGAGCCGGACCTTCGCCGACGGTCCGCGGAACTTCGCCACGGCTCTACCCTCCGAGGAACTCGGCGATCGCGTCCGCGGCTCGGACGGCTCCGCCGCTCCGATAGGTATACACCAGCCGGAGCGCCTTCTCCCTCGCTCGTCGCGCGATAGCGTCGTCTTCGAGCGCGTAGGCGACGCCGTCGGCGAGGTAGGCCGGTTCGTCGACGTTCACGCCGATACTCCGCGCCTCCCAGAACCGGAGGCCGTGCTCGACGTTCCGTCGATACCAGGGAGCATTCAGGACGACGACCGGCCGATCGAGCGCCGCGAACTCGAAGAGGGTCGACGAGTTATCGCACGCGTAGACGTCGGCGCGCCGGCAGACCTCCTCGAACTCCGGGACGTATTCGATCCCGAGCCGGCGATAGACCCGCGCGAGCTCGTACGCGCGCGGGTGCCCGTGACCGATCACGGCGAACCGCTCGGCCAGCGCCGGGAGGACCGCTCGGTAGTGCCCGAGCGCGGAGCGGATCTCCGGGATGATCGACGAGTCCCAATGAAACGAGACCGCGACCGTAGGCCGAGGCCCCGGCCCGCGCGCCGGTAGGTCGTCGAGCTTCGGCGACCCGACGATCTCCGTCCGGACCGCGGGATACGCCGCGCGCCAGCGCTTCGCCGAGTATTCGTTCGGGACCAGGAAGAGCGCGACGTCCTCGCGATCGATCCCGCCGGCGTAGGACGGGTGCCGCGTCTGTCGACGGTCGCCTTCGTACGACTGGCCGGCGCCATGTTCGAGGAAGACGAAGTTCCGATAGCCGAGTCGCCGACCGAGCTTGATATCGCCGTAGGAGGCGACGAGCGCCGTCGGTCCGTCGCCTGGTCGAGGTTCCGGATAGCGCTCCCTCCGTCGGACCTCGACGGCGTCGTATACGTCGAGATCGCCGAAGCCGTATCCCTCCGCGCGATCGACGAGGGTCCGCTCGACGACCAGCCGGCCGGCGAGGTTCCGCTTCCGGAGCTCGCGCCATACCGGCCGAATATGGTCGAGGAAGTGCGACTCGAAGGAGAGCGCGTCGAGGCTAGTAGGCACTCGTCGAGCGGACCTCGCCGATATGCTCGATCCACGCCTCGCCGGATCCCCGGAGCGCGAACCGCGCGTCCTGGTCCCGGAGGAGGAGGTCGCCGAACCGACGTTCCGAGGAATGGACGAGCGGCCACGGCGTACGGACGAGCTCCCGCCGGAAGACGCTCGGGTTCATCGTCCAGAAGAGGCGATGTTCGAGCCGCTCGCGGTCGGTTCCCTCGTCGACGAGCTCGAAGTCGTCCTCCGGCCAGCCGAGGAGGCCGAGGTCGAACTCTCGGTCGAAGACGGGTCCTCGGAGGAGCGCGACTTGCTTCGTCCTCGCCGAGCGCCGGACGGTCTCGATCATCGGCGCGAGGTCGACGTCGCGGAGGTAGAGGAAGTCGTCCTCGACCAGGAAGACGAACGGCTCGGTAACGCGCCGGTCGATATAGCTCCACAGGCGCGAGACCGCCTTCGTATAGCCGTGGTGCCCTTCGCCGGCGACGTAGAACCCGAACTCCTTCGCGATCGTCTCGACCTCCGGTCGGAACTCGTCGGACCAGTCCGAATAGACGACCCGGCGCGTAATCGGTCCGGAGACCCTCTCCGTCAACGACGCGAGCGAGCGACGGAGATATTCCCGCCGGTCCTCCCATACGTCCGGCTCGCCTCCGGTCCGGACGATAACGGCGATCGAGGACGCCTCGTCGCCTCCGCGCGCGGCCTTCGCTCCCTCGACGAGCTCGTCGAGGGTCGGCCACCAATCGCGCCACGCCGGGAGGCCAGCGCGGCGCGCGAGCGTCTCGAAGCGCTGCTCGTCCTTCCGGAGGTTCGCGATATCTCGCTCTCGCTCGGCCTCGTCGGGATCCGTCGGTCGATCGTGCTGGTTATGGTCTCGCCGGAGCGCGACCATATAGCGCCGGCCGAGGCGCCCGTTATCGAGGTAAGCGGCGTTCGCCGTCTCGGCCGGCTTACCCTTCTCGATCCGCTCCTCGCTCCGCGGGTGCCAGAGGTGGTAAACGTCCGAGTCGAGGCGTTCGTAGCCGACCAGGCCGACGACCGCACATTGAAAGGCCATATCCTCCCAACCCCACCCGCGGAACCGCTCGTCGAAGCCGCCGAGCCGGTCCCACGCCGCGCGCGGGATCGCGATGCAGCAGGACCAGGAGAGCGGGTTCGTCCGCTCGACGAGGAGGTCCATATCCTCGCGATCGATCTCGGGCCCGAAGTCCCGCCGATCGTCGACGACGCGGCGCGTCGAGACCTCGTCGAGACCGCGCCATCGCCGGTGCGGCCATACGACGAGGCCGGTCTCGGCGGCTCGCTCGACCGCCTTCTCGACGAACGACTTCCGGAGGAAGACGTCGGCGTCGATCGCGAGCGCGATATCCCACGGTCCGTCCTCGTCGGCTAGGTCCGACGCGAGGTTCATCGCCGCCGATCGGTTAAAGAGGCCCTCGGTATGGTGCCCTTCGTAGATCGGCCAGTCCGGGAAGAGCGCGGACCAGCGCGCGCGAGCGTAGGTCCATAGGCGATCTCGCGGACCTCCGTCCTCACGTCGCGGGACCAGGAAGACGACTCTCATCGGTTCTCGTCCGTTAGCTGGTTCCATAGGATCCCGTCCTTCGCGGCGATCGCTTCGAGCTCCGGCCGGCGGGCCCATCCGTTACGCTCGGCGTCCGAGTCATGCTCGATCGGGAGACCCTCGACCCGGACGATCCGGTAGCCGGCCGCGAGGACCAGGCGAGCGAACATATCGTCGCCGTACCACCATCCGAAGCGGGTATCGAAGCGGACCGGGAGCCCGACGCGCATCGCGAAGCAGAACCCGGTCATCCCTTCGTGAGCGCCGGCGCCTCCGACCCGGCGGAGCGCGATCCGGTCCGGGATCCCGCGGTCGAGCGGCGTAGGCCAGTCCGGACAGGCGACGCCGACCTCCGGATGGTTCCGGAGGACGTCGGCGAGGATCCCGATCGTTCCCGTCCGGATCCGAACGTCGTCGTTTAAGAGGACCAGGACGTCGACGGCGCGGTCCTCGGCGACGCGGACCGCCTCGTTCCACATTTCGTAGATCCCGAGCTCCGGCGTCGAGCGGACCTCGACGTACGAGAGGTCGATCCGCTCGACGAGCGCCGGCGAATGCCCGTTATCGAGGAGGAGGACGGAGGTTCTCGGTTCGGCGAGGACGGCGTAGACCAGCGAGAGGACCCGCTCCGGCTCGTACCGGGTCGGGATCGCGACGAGGGTCCTCACCGTCGGACGCCGTGAACGAAGATCCCCGGAACCTCCGGGTCGAGCGCCTCCTCGACGAGGTCGCAGCCGGCGAGATCGAGGAGAAGGCCGCGCGCGTTCGGCATGAACCGGAAGTAGTCGTTCGGCTCGAAATGCTCGCCGAAGCCGTTCCCGCGCGTCGTAATGAGAAGGTGCCCGCCGCGGACGAGGACGCGACGGATCTCGTCGAGCGACCGCCAGAAGGACGGGTCATGCTCGAAGGTCTCGGTCGTAACGACGACCTCGAACGCCGCGTCGCGGAACGGAAGGTCGGACGCAAGGCCGACGATATCGACGCCTGGTCCGTCGCGCATATCGATCCCGATATAGTCGCCGGCGAAGAGCGACCGGACCGAGCCGTTAACGTCGAGCGACCCGACTTCGAGAGCGGGTCGGCCAGCGAGCTCGAAGCGCTCGACCTGGTCGGCGATCCACGCCATTACGGAGTCATGCACGGCGGAACTCCCGCGAGAACTTCGAGAGCGCCATCCGGACCTTCGCGGCGTCGCCGGCGAGACCGCTCTCTTCCCACGCGAGGAAGGCTAGATGATCGCGGTGCCCGCGATCGGCGTCGTACACCTCGCGGTAGGTCTCGTCCATATCGGCCTTCCCGACCGCCGGGTGCATATGCTCGACGACGACGTTCGGGAGGTAGCGAAGGGTCCCGGTCTCCTGCCCTAGCCTCTTCCACGCGTCGTCTACCCACAGATGCCACGACGTAGGGAGCGCCAGCCAGCCGAGCGCCTCGACGATCTCGCGGCTCATCCATACCGCCGTCGGATGGCCCGCGGCGTGGACGAGATCGTTACCGTAGGCGATGCCTGGTCGCGCAAGTGCCCGCGCGACCAGGCGATCCCATCCCTCCGTGCGGAAGAGAACGTCGTCGCCGAACGCGCCGAAGACGAGGTTCCGCGGGTCGCCGAGGAGCTCCCGCGCGACGAGGTTTAGCGAAGCCGAGTAGCCGATCCGCTCGGTTAAGAGCCGGACTCGACCAGGGAGGAGGCGGAGGTACTCCTCCGCTTTCGGGTCGTCGTCGTCGACGATGACGACGACCTCGACGGGAACGCGCCTTCGGGTCGCGAAGACGCTTCGGACCATCGCCGCGGCGCGCTCCGGACGGCCGCGCGACGGGACCAGGATCGAGAACACCTAGAGCTCCTTCCGTATCTCCGAACTCGCCCTTCCGCGAGTACGAGGAATGTACTCGATCCGGAGGCGCCGTTCTAGGAGCCAGTCGCGCGAGACGCCGAGTTGCGCGCGGTAGCGCGCTTCCGGATCCGCGGCCTCCCGATCGAGCCAGTCGTCGCCGATCGCGAGGAGCGTCGCGCCGCTCGCCTCGATCGCCGGCCGCGAGTCCTCGTCGCCGACGTTAACGACGACGACGTCGACGTAGCGGATCGACCGGAGGATCTCTAGCCGTTCGGCGAGAGGGTACGTCGGACGCCGACCCTTGTAGCGCTCGACGAACTCGTCGGTATTCGCCGAGGCGACGACGAGCCCGCCGAAGCCGGCCAGCGCTCGACAGCCGCGGAGGAGCTCGATATGTCCGACGTGGAGGAGGTCGAAGGTCCCGCCGGTATAGACGACCCGGCGACCGTTCACGATCCCGTCGAGGGAGCCTCCGAGCGCCCGATTAGCCGGACGTCGACCTCTAGGTGAGGCGTCCGGCCGAAGGCGAAGTCGCGGACGCCGACGATATCGAAGCGTCGGCCGGTCGGGAGCGCGCCGTCTTCGTCGGCGTCGACGAGGTACGCGCTAGCCGGGAGGTTCCGCGGTTCGAGGAAGACGACGTGATCTCCGATCTCGGGTCCCGCCTGAGAGACCGTCCGGAGCTCCTCGACCGTCCTCGGTTGGACGAGACCCCATACGAGCGTCTCGACCGGCGGGTTCGCCTCGGCGTGACCGTACGCGTCGAGGTCGTTCGGATCCTCCGGATCCCCGGCGCCGTCGACGACGATCGCGAGGCGATGGATTAGGCGCCCGGTGAAACTCACGCGAAGTCGATCTCGTAGGTCGGCCAGAGCGTCGCGAGGATCGCCTTCCGCTCGGTCTGGTAGTTCCACACGCTCGACTGCTGGTAGGACTCGCGCCACGCGCCGATCTGCTCGTCGGTCCGACCAGGCGCGTAGCCGGCGTCGAGCTCGACGAGCGCCTTCTGCACGCGCTTCCTCGTCGGCTCGTCGGCCTCGGCCGCGTAGGTAACGGAGACCAGGCGCGGCCAGCGCGCCGACGGGTTCGTCCCGGTTCCGAGGCGTTGAAGAGACCGGCGATCGAGCGCGATCCGATAGTCGTCGGCCGCGATCGTCGTTACGACCGAGTCGCTCGTCTCGACGATCGTCGTAATCGAGTCGGCGCGACGCCGAAGCGTCAGCCACGAGAGGAGCGATCCGTCGACGACCTCCGTTACGGACCCGACCGGACCGCCGAGTTCGTCGGCGATCTCGGCCTCGGTCGCGTCGAGGAGGATTTGGAGCCAAGCGTCCGGAAACGTCTCCTCGGAGCGGAAGACGGGAAGCGTCCGGAGGTCGGCGACGGATAGGAGCGTCAAACGAAGCCTACTTCGCCTTCGTCGTCGACTGGCGCGAGGTCGGCTTCTCGGTCGAGATCGTCGAGAACTCGCCGCCGGCCGTCGTCTTGCCCTTCTCGTCGACGACGACGACGTTCTTTCCCTGGTAGCTGTGCCGGAAACCCGGCCGGACCCGCATCCGCGGGAGGTAGACCTTCTCCTTCGTGTCGGCCATCGGTCCTAGGTTCTCCTATCGCGCGGATCGGAGGGAACCGAAGCGACGCCACGCTCGACGCCTCGGTAGTACAGGAGGCGCCCGGAGCTCCGCAGACCGGGCACCGAGCGCCTCCTTCCATCGTCTCGTTAGGCTAGCCGGTCGGCTTAGGAGCCGGCCGTCCAGTCGTCGAGGGTGATCTTCACGAACGCGGTCGGGAAGTAGATCGGGAACGCGAGCCGCTCCTCGAAGAGGATAACGACGAGGTTCCGGACGAAGAAGTCCGAGTGCTGGTCGGCCGTGAGGACCGTCAACGGCTGGCGATCCCAAACGGTCGCACCCTCGCGCGCGCCGACGAGAACCGTCCCGGCGTCGAGCGCTTCGGTCTCGACTCGGCGGAGGCGCCAGATCGGCGCGGCGTCGTCGATATTCCCGATGATCGAGGCGAACGGGTCGCCAGCGCGGTAGCGGCCTTCGTTGTCCTGCATGAGATCGAACTCTTCCGAGTCGATCGGATTGACGAGGACGAACGACGGGCGAAGCCGCGACGTCCCGGTCCGGACCAGGCGACGAGCCGTCCGGATCGCGTCGAGGTTCTTATCGTCGTAGTACGCCGAGACGTCGAGGAGTTGCAGCCCGCTTTGGTCGAGGATGCCCGAGATATTCGGAGCGGTCCCGTTTCCGGCGACGAGCTGGTCTTCCTCTTCGAGCCGGATCATCAGCCGGCCTTGGTTATCGATCAGCGAGCGAACCTGCGACTCGTCCGCGAGCGCCTGACGGGTCGCGACCATGTAGGTAGCGATCCAGCGCGCGGGAGCCGTCGCCTCGGTCCATGCGATCGAGGACTGAGGCTTAAGCCCGCCGGCCGCGTCCGAGCCGTTCGTCGCCGTCGCCTGAGCGACCGCGGCCGCGGCGTTATCGAACCCGGACTGCTGCGCGTATTCGATCGTGTCGCCCGAGGTCATGTTCTCGTTCGGGAAGAGATCCCGGACGGTGAGCGGCCGCTGCTGCAAGCCGAGGATCCCCGGAAGGCGATACGGCGTGATGAGCGCGTTAGCTGGCCCGCCGCTCTCGGTCTGGATGATATCGCTCGCGGCGCCCTGGATCTGCGACGGGATCGGCCGGCCGACGACGACCGGATCCGTCCGGAACTTCCCGTTCGGCGTCTGGATAACGCCGGACGAGACGAGGCCCTTATAGGCGTCGGACCGGACGAACTGCTCGCCTGGCGAGAGCGCCGACGTATCGTCGATCGTCGTCCGCTGCCAGCGGAGCGGCGTTCCGGTCGCCTGGCCGGTGTACCACTCCAACCGCTCGCGCATGGTGCCGATGTTCTCGTCCTGGCCGGCGATCTTCGCGGCCTCCCGGTCGAGATCTCGGAACTCGGTCATAAGCGCGGCGAAGGACTCCTCGTTCTCCGGCGAGACCGTATCGTCCTCGCCGACGAGCGCCTTCGCTTCGAGGAGCTTCGCGAGCGCCTCTTCGCGCTTCGATGCGCCGGCGCCGAGCGGAACCGCCGCGACGCCAGCGTAGGCGACGCCTTCGGGCCCGATCGCGCCGAGGAAGTAGAGCGCTCCGACGACGGCGAGAAGGCCGACGAGGAGCGCGAGTCGACCGCTCACGCGGTAGCCGGCGAACGACGGCGCGCCATAGGCGCCGAACGCCGCCACGCTTCCCGCGAAGCGCTGGTAGGGAATGTCACGCACCCGAGGAACTCCTTTCAGGACGGGAGGACGTAGCCGCCTCGCGCGGCCTCTTCGAGCAGTTGGAGCCCGAGTCGGCGTCGCGGAACGACGGCGTCCGTAGCGGGAACCTCGGCCTCGGCGGGAACCTCCGCGCCGTCGGCCTCTTCCTCGTCGATCTCCGGGAGCTCGATCGACGCGAACGCGTCGACCAGGCCGGAGAGAGCGGCGAGGTCCTTCGTCGAGGGAACACGTCCCTCGGCGATCCGGAGCTCGAAACGCCTACGCGCCTCGACTCCGATCGCTCGAACCTCGGCGGATGCCGCCTCGACCCGAGCCGCGAACGACGGAGCGGTTCCCGCGCCGTCCTGGTCAGAGAACCCGACGACGTACGCCGACGCCGCCGACTCGCCGAGCGCGGCCGCGGCTGGTCGGCTCCCGACCTGTCCGCGCGCTACGCGACGAATGGTGTTTTCGAGAGAGTCGATCCGGTCGATCATCCCGAGATCGAGCGCCTTCTTCGCGAGGACCGTCCGGCCTTCTCCGAACCCGGAGCGGACGGTCTCGACGCCGACGCCGCGACCCTTCGCGATCGAGGACGTCATTAGCCCGTAGAACGCGTCGACGTCCTCTTGGATCGCCGCGCGCGCCTCGTCGCCGAGCGCCTCGAACTGATTACCTTCGACCTTGTACTTCCCGGCGGAGATAAGGGTCGTCCGGATCCCCTTCTGCTCCATCGCCGCGCTTACGTCCTGGTGAGCGGTAAAGACGCCGATCGAGCCGACCGTCGCCGAGCGGGTCGCGACGAACTCGTCGACGCCGGCCGCGAGCCAATACGCCGCGCTCGCGGCCATATGGTTAGCGACCGCCGCGATCGGCTTCTCGCCGCGCGCCGAGCGGATCTCCTCCGCGAGCTCGTCGATCCCTTCGACGGATCCTCCGGGAGAGTCGACGTCGAAGACGATCCCGTCGATCTCCGAGTCGGCCAGCGCGGACCGGAACTCGTTCCGGATCGACGCCGCGGTCGTCCCGCCGGAGCTCCGGGTCATCGCGTCGGCCTTCGGCGAGAGAACGCCGTAGACCGGAATAACGGCGACCGCGCGGTCGCGCCTTCCGCCGGCTCGCGGTCCGTTCTGCGCCGCCTCGATCCTCGCCTCGATCTCGGAGTCCGAGAGTCGCTCGCCGCTGGCGCGGAGCGAGAGGACGTCGAGGATCGCCGCCCACGCTAGCGACTCCGGGTCGATCGCCCACGGCCGCGCGAGGACCGCTCGAATAATGTTCGCGTACTTCACGGACCTCTCCTCCGCCTGGTGACGGTTCCCGTCTCGCGGATGCTACGTCTTTCGCGCCGCTCGGTGCAACGGGTTACGCGCTCGTTCGCATGATCAACGCCAGCGCGTACCAGGGAGAGAGGGAGCTCCCGTCGGCGACGGACCCTCCGGCGTGACTCGCGCTCGCATGGTCGTTCGGCTGCGTTACGGAGTGAGCGGCGACCGCCGTCCCGGAGTGCGGGACCGACGCGACGCCTCCGCTCGGGTTCCCGGTGTCGTTCGCCGCGGCTGGCGTTCCCGACATCGACGTGTCGACCGTAAACCCGGTCGATCCGCCGGTCGCCGTCGGGAACCGCATCTGCGGGTGCGTATGGTTCGGGACCTGAGTATGCGCGTCCGGCTGTGTAACGACGTGCGCCGAGACGGCCGCGCCAGCGTGAGAGAGCGCCGGATGCGCGTTCGGCTGGTTAAACGAGTGACCGTGCGTCTCCGCGCCTCCGGTCGCTCCCGGCGATCGGGAGCCGCCGGCGCCGAGGATCATCCGATCCCGGAGGTCCGGCGTCCCGTTCGCGCCGTCGCATAGCGACCAGCCGGACGGGATCTCGGCGACCGGACCCGACCAGGCGACGATAATCCCGATCGGCCAGACGACCGCGCCGGGATCGCCGGTCGGACCCTTATCTCCGACCTCGCCGGCCGGACCGGGATCTCCCGTCGGACCAGGGTCGCCGACGGGACCGGGATCTCCCGGAGGACCCTTATCACCGTCGGCTCCGTCCATTCCCGGAGCTCCGTCGGGTCCCGGCGACCCGTCGGGTCCGGGATCTCCGTCGGGTCCCTGCTCTCCCGTCGCTCCGGGATCTCCGGGAGGACCAGGGTCGCCGGCTGGTCCCGGATCTCCGGGAGGACCCTGCTCGCCGATCGGCCCCTGTTCGCCGGGAGGTCCCTCCGGACCCGGAGGACCCTCCGGACCCGGAGGTCCCTCCGCGCCGGGAACCGCTCCTTCGAGCTCGGAACGATCGATATATTCCGGGTGCTTATGCCTCGGCTTCGGCCGCTCGACGGGTCCGAGGTTCGGGTCCGGCTGGTCGACCATCAGTTCGCGGCGACCGCCGCTTCCTCGTCCGGCGCCGGCGGGTTAAGGAGCCGCGGCGGAGCCGGACGCTCCGCGACGAGCCGGATCGGGTCGACCTTCGGCTCGACGACGACGTAGTTATTCGGCATCACGTAAACGTCGTCCGAGGCGTCGTGCGGCTTCCCGACCGCGCGCTTGAAGTCGCGCCGGGTTAGGAGACCCTTCGTCGCCGCGCTTTCGTGCCTCGCCCATACCGCCGCGGCCAGCGCCGACATAGCCGCGACGCGAGTCCAGTCGAACCATACGTCGAGGCCGGCGAGCTCCTCGCCGTCCGCGAACTCCGGGAGGAGTTGCCGTTCGAGGTCGCCGGCTAGGAGGCGTTGCTTCGGGATGACGCCCTGCGTGTAGGCCGCGACGTTCCCCTCGCCGTAGTTCGTAAACGTATTCCGGTCGAGGCCGGCGCCAAGCTGAGCGACGCCAGCCGGAACGCCGAGGTTCGCCGAGATCCGCTCCTCCGGGATCCGCCGGAGCGCGGCGAGCTCCATATCCTTCGGCGCGAACGAGAGGACCTTAACGTCGGTCGGCGACGTCAGGACGAGCGGCTCGCCTCTCTTATCGCCGCCGAACTTCTCCATAAACTTCGACTTCACGGTCTCCGGGTCCTGGCGCCCGGTCGGGCCCGTCGTATTCGCCGGCGCGAGGACGACGCCGGGAACGCCGAGGTTCTTTAGGAGCGAGGCCGTAAAGTTCGCCGCCTCGTCGTCCGTGAAGATCTCGCGGGTTAGCGGCGCGATCGGCGCGAGACCCTTCCTCGTATTCCGCGGGTCGACGCCGTACCGGAAGTGGACGACGTCCTCCGGTCGGATCGCGTACTTAACGCCGTCGACGGTGTACTCGTACCAGCCGATAAAGACGGTCGGGTCGTCCTCCGGCCACTTCGGTTCGAGCATCCCGGCCGGGATCCACCATAGCGAGGTAACGCGCCCGCCGGGAGCCCGACCCTTAGCGAGGTACGCGTTCCCGCGAATGTGATAGTCGACGACGACGGCGTTAAGAAGGAGCTCGCCGGAGAAGTATCGGTTCGGGTTCGCGAGAAGGCGGAGCATCGCGCCTGGTCCGGTCGCGGACGCCTCGAACGCGACCTCGGTCGTTCCCTCCTTAACGATCCGGATCGGCGCCTCCGGGAGGTTACGCGCGATCCAGCCGACGACGGCGCCGACGATCGAGTTCGTCGCCGGATCCCCGATCTCGCTCGCGTAGTCGATCCTGGTTCGGCCGAGGTAGAGCGTCGTCGAGCGAGCTCGGCCGAAGAGCATCGAGACGCCGCCGAATACCGCCGCGCCGACCGTCTCGAACGGACGCGATACGGTCGAAACGATGTTCACGCTACGCACCCTCCGACCAGGACTCCGAGGACGAAGGAGACGACGAGGAGGCCGATCCCGGCGAACCCGGCTCGGGTCACGCCGCGGACCAGATTACCGGCGCCTCGCCGTGCGCCATCCACCGACCGAGCGCCATATCGAGCGCGATCATCCCGTCGATCCTCTCCGCGGAGTGCCGCTTCGACGGCTTCTCGTTACCGGCTGGATCCGTTTCGACCTCGACGTTTCCCGCCATCCAGCGAAGGATAGGGTGCCCGCCGTGCTCGATCTTCCTCTCTAGGATCGCCTTCGTCAACTCGCGCCACGCTGGCGCGAGGCCGGAATGCGTCTGCGCGATCGCGATCATCCCGGCGCCCTCGGCCATTAGATCCGTCGCGAGTTGCGTCGCGTTCCACCGATCGAAGCCAGTCTCGCCGATCGTATGCCGCTCGCCGAGTTCGAGGAAGTCGGCCTCGACGAAGTCGTAATCGGTCACGTTCCCCGGCGTCGCGATTAGGTAGCCGTCGCGGACCCAATCGGCGTACGGAACGCCGTCCCGCCGGGAGCGCTCCTCGATCCCGTCCTCCGGACAGTAGAACCGCATAAGGACCTGGTACGTCTCGCGCTCCTCGTCGCGGACCAGGAACGCGAAGGCGGTTAGGTCGAGGACCGACGCGAGGTCTAGACCGCCGTAGCCGGCGCGCGGCTCGCCGAAGACGCGTTCCTCCCACTCGAAGTAATCCTCGTCGTCGACCAGGCCGGCGCACGCGTCCCACTCGTCGATATCGATCGCTCGCGTCGAGACGCCGGTCGGGATATTCATCCGGAAGCGGAGGAACGCCGCGACCTTACCGGGCGATCGCTGCGCGATCGCGGCTTGCTCGCGGAGCCCGTCGACCTTCACCGAGACGCCGAGGTTCGGGTTCGCCTTCGGCCACACGGCCTCGTCGAAGGGATCGTCTCCCTCGTCGAGCGTATAGATCGCGACGAACATCGCGTCGTCCTCGGCGCGACCCTCGATAACGGCGATCGCGTCGGAGCGCTCCTCCCACCATACCGACTCGCGCTTAACGCCGGCCGTGGTGATCTTTAGGACCAGCGGTTGCCGGCGCGCCGACGTCGCCGTCTCGATGTTATCGATCGAGTCGCGATCTTCGAGGACGTGGAGCTCGTCGACGATCGCGCCGTGAACGTTTACGCCCTGCTCGCCCTCGCCCGAGTCCCGGCCGAGCGGCCGGAAGAACGACGCCGTATTGAGGTCCGTAATCGTTAGCGCGAGGGTTTGGAGACGCTTCGCGAGGCGCGAGTTCTTCTTAACCATCTGCGACGCGTCGAGCCAAACTAGTTTCGCCTGGTCGCGTTTCGTCGCGACCGAGTAGACCTCGGCGCCTGGTTCGCCGTCGAAGAAGGCCAGCAGGAGCCCGATCACGGCCGCGAGGAGCGTCTTCCCGTTCTTCTTCGCGACTTCGAGGTAGGCGTTCCGGAACCGCCGGGTCCCGTCGGCGCGCTTCCAGCCGAAGAGCGCGCCGATAACGAAGCGTTGCCACGGTTCGAGGACGATCGGGAGACCCTCGCGCCGGACGCCTGGTAGCGGACCCCACTCGCCCTTGTAGTGCCGGAGGAGCTCCGGGAAGGCGATCGCGCGGAGCGCGGCGTCGACGTCGAAGTAGAGTCCGCGCTTCGCTCCGGACGCTAGATCGGCGAGGTGTCGCTCCGCGGCTTTCCGGACGTACTTCCCGACGACGACCCGGCCGGCTACGACGTCGAGCGCGTAGGCCGTGACGGGATCCGGCGGAGGCGCCGCCGGTGCTCGGCGACGGCGCCTCGCCGGAGCGAGGGAGGAGACCTTCTTGTTCGTCACGCGGCGAGTTCGGCGAGCGGAGCCGTTAGCCGATACCAGGCCATTTCGCGCGCTCGATACCGCCGCGTCGCCTCGTCCGGATCTCGACCTTCGACCAGCGCGAGCGCTCGTTCCTGCGCGAGGTCGATCCGGAGCTCGTCTTCCCAATACGAGACGGACGACCCGCGGACGAGGTCGGGATAGAGGAGCGGGATCGGCGGGATAGCGCGACTCGGTCGACGAGCGTATTCCCGCGAGCGATCACCGCGAACGTGACCTCCCGGTAGCGAGTCGCCCTCGGCTTTCCGGCGGGCCCGGTATTCGCGCCAGTATTCCGGCGTATGACTGCGTCCGCCGCGTGACCCTCGTCCGGTAGGGATCGAGCGAGCGCTTCGCCGATGGCGGAACGTTCCGGGATTGTCCACGACCCTAGCCGGTCCCGGTTAGCCAGCGGTCGAAGTCGTCCTCGCTCTCGCCGAGGCCAGCCGGCCGGATCCCTTCGCGACCAGCCGGGACGAAGCCGAGTTCGCGCGCGAAGAGCCGGATAAGAACGGCGTTGTCGCGCGCTACCTGGTGAAGCGGGTTCTTTACGAGCTCGCCGGTCCTCGCTCCCTTAACCAGCGGGCCCGAGCTCGCGAGGAGGCGCGCGGCTTGCTCGTATCGGGAGACCGCTTCGCAGTACGCGCGGAGCGCGTCGCCGTCGACGACCGTTAGGACGCCGGTCGCGGCCATCGACTCGATCTGACGGTCCCATACCTCCCGCGCGCGAGGGTCCATATCGGCCGGCGGGATCGGGAGCTTCGCGACCGGCCGCGGCCGCTCCTCGTTTAGCCGCTGCGGCCGGGTCTCGCCGCGAAGCTGCTTAATCGGCGTCGGGAGCGGAGGAGGTCCGCGCCTACCCACGGCGGAGCTCCGGCGCGAGGATCTTCGGGACGGCGTTCTCCCAGGCGATCCGATGGTGGAGGCGCCGGTTCTGCTGCGTTCCCATCGGCGCGATCGTAACGAAGGACGGGCACATTAGCACCGTATAGAACGACTTAACGTAGGTCCCGCTGGCGAGGTAGATCTCGGTCATTCCTCCCGGCGTTCCCTGCGTCGCCGCCTGGTTTAGCTGTAACGCCGAGACCGAGAGGAAGAGGTCGCCGCGGGAGCCGAAGAGCGCGTAGGCGTTGACGTCCTCGTTTAGCCGGCCGACGAAGCGGACCGGCCGGTCGGTCCGGAGGAAGAACGAGTTCATCGCCTTTCGCTTATAGCCGTGGACCATCGTCCACGCTCCGCCTCCGCCGATATGGTCGCCTCCCTGCGACATCGCGACCGTTACGGCGCCGGTATCGTCGAGGAGCCGGAACATCGCTTCGGCGACCTGGTCGAAGGACCGGATCTCGGTCGCGCCAGTCATCGAGCGCTTGTGCGAGTAGGGACCCTGGCGCCCGGTATAGCGATAGAGGAACGACGTGTAGTCGTCGTCGAGCGCGAGGAAGTAATCGAGGCCGAGCCGGCGAGCGATCTCGTAGGACGCGTTCCGCGCGTAGACGATGGTCCGACGGTCCGTCGAGAGGTCGGCCGGGTCGAAGGTCTCCGCGACCTCCGCCTTCGAGAAGGTCTCGACTTCGTCGCCGAAGCGCTCGCGGTAGGCGTCGAGGGTCGGGTCCTCGTCGTCGACGACGAGGACGATCCGGCCGGTATAGCCGTGGCGACGGAGGGAGCGGTACGTAAGCTGCTTCTCCGGCCGGCCGTTCGTGAGGATAAACGCGGCCCAGGACCGCGGATCCGCGCTAGTAGGCATCGCGGTCCTCGGCTTCGAGCTCCTCGATCGCGCCCATGAAGCGAACGTAGCCGTCCCGGATCGCGTTCTCGAAGTCGACGATAACGAGCGCCGAGTCCTCGAAGAGGCGTTGGACCTCCGGCTCGGCGTGAGCGTAGAACGCCGCGATCCGGCCGTAATCGAAGACGGTATGTCGACCAGCCGCGGCGAAGAGGAAGTCCTCGATCTCCTTCGGAACGTTCGCGTCGAGGATCCGGTTCCGGAGCGCCTCGGTCCTGGTCTCGTCGAAGAGCGTCTCGATCGCCGGCATCGCGCCGGTCGGCTCGTAGCGCGGGACCTCGATCGCGGCCGTATAGGCGTCGCCGTCCGGAGGCCGGAGCGAGTCGAGAAGGTGCGAGAGGCCGGCCTCGTCGACGGCGACGTCGCCGAGGAGCTCGACTAGTTTCGCCTGGTCGGTCCCGGCCATCGCTCCGATCGGGTCGAGCGACGCGAGGACGAGGTCCTCCTCCTCGGCCGTTAGCTCGACGTACAGGACCGGGACGTTCGGAGCTCCGGCCGAGATCGCCTCCTCGATCCGCGCGTGACCGTCGACGACGTGACCCGTCGTCCGATTAACGATGATCCGTTGGACCCACCCGACGACGCCGAGCGACCCGCGGAGCGCGTCCCGCTGGCGTCCGGGATGCGTTCGCCAGTTCTTCGGGTTGGCGAGGAGCGAGGTCGGGTCCTCCTCGCCTTCGCCGACGATCCGGTTCCGCCACGGGCCCGACGCGACGGTCACGCCGGCGCGCCGATCGGGAGGTCGCGCAGCGACGCTCGGAGCGCTTCCTGCTTCGCGCCGACGAGGACCTGATCGGCCACGCGCCACGTAAACGGCTCGATCCGCTCGCCGTAGGCCGAGGCGTAATCGCGGAACTTGAAGCCGGCGCCGGCGTCGGCCGGAGGGTACGGATCCCACATATTCACGATCCCGAGCGCGTCCGCGAGGACCAGGCCGTGAAGGCTGCTACTGACGATCCGCTTCGACCTCGCGGCCGTCTCGATAATCGCCTCCGGATCCCCGTTCTCGGGATCGAGGAGTTCGCCGATCGCGGGTCGCGGGTCGCCTCCGGTCCGGAGCGTCGCGACCTCGATATCGCGCTTCGGTCGACGGTCGAGGATATCCGCCGCGAGGAGGCCGAGATCGGCCAGCAGTGGCGGGTGAAGGCCGGCGAGGCGAGCCGTAAGGATCCCGCGGAGAGCGAGGACGCGCGCCTTCGGGAACTCGACCGGCTGGTCGAACATACAGCCCGACCCGAGGACGACGCCTTCGAAGTCGGACGGGATCGCCTCGGCGATCGAGCCGACGGCGAATAGCTCGGCGTCTTCACGCTCGGACCATTCGAGCTCGACGCCGAGGAGGCGCCGGAAGAGGAACGCCGTTAGGAGATCGCCGAAGTTCCCGTTCCCGGAACCGCGGGCCCAATACGCGCGCACCTAGAGCGCGTCGGACCGGAAGCCGAAGGTCCGACGCCGAGCGTCGCTCGTCGACCAGGGAAGCGAGCGACGGCCGAGGTCGAGAACGAGGAACGCCTCGTGAGCGTTGAGCGGTCGAGTCGCCAGCCGACGAGCGCGCTCGATCGAGATCGGGCGATCGAACTCGGAGAGGTAGAGAGCACCTACGGGATCGCGATACACGTTCCGGACCTTCCTTTCCCGGTGCGATGGTGCCCTGACGCGTTTCTCGTTACTTGGAGGCGCGAGCGAATAGG